GTTCTGCCATTATTTATTTATCTTAGATTTACTTGGATTATATACTCATTGTTAACTGTAATATCAACGTAACAAACATCTCTTACTTCACCTTTAAAAAACTTAACATCAACCTCGGTTGAATACTTTTGAGCTAAAGGTACATAATTCATTAATTGACTTTCAATTTCATTTCTAATTTGGAACTCGCTTTGATTTAAACTGTATACCAAATCTTCTAAGTTACATCCAAAATTAGGTTCGCCTAATACATCTCTCTTTCTAGTGAACAGTGTAGTTTCGATTTGAGTTAATAATTGCTCAATCTCACCAGTACTCTGAACTCTTTTAGTCTGATAGTTAGGGTCGCCTATGTGTTTAATGTAAAATTCCATTTATATATGTATTCTACTTTTTACGAGTGGAACATGTAATCTACACCCTCGTCACCTTTAATTTCTTCAATAATCGACTCTAATTCGGTGTCTCCCATGTCTTTTATTGCGTCATAGTCAAATTCTACATTACCAGGTAATGCAAACTTGAAGATACCTAATTTGGCACCTAGGGACTGCTTAATTTTAGCAGAACAATATCTGAAGAATATCTCATCTTCATACAATGCGCAGTCAGGTAGTGTTTCATAAACATGTAAGACCACGTCATCTTTTGGCTTGTCGCCTAATATCTTTAATTCACCAGTTAATCTAGAGTAGTTATATGAGATTGGGTTCTCAAGAATCATTCTAGACATATCTGCTAGTGATTGATTAAGAACATAGTATTGTAGTTCTTCTGCAGCTTCAGCACTACCAGCTCCTTCATACATACCTCTAAATAACATCTTCTCTAAAGCGAAATCACCTCCACTTTGAAATCTAACATCTAGACCACCACCAGTCGATTGAAAACCAGAACCAGTGTCATATACACCGAATACTGAGAAGACTGAACCTGAACCATCTACGGCTGCATTGGGTAGGTTTAAAGATCTGTGATTTGTAAAATATGCTGAATCAAATACTGAAGTAGGAACAACAAAATAGTTCTCTCTTACAGCATCTTCATAGTTTTTATAGAACCATTTTTTAGCTCTTTTAACTATGTTTAAAATTTCTCTTTGAGGCAGGTTAACAGGAACCATACAAGCACCAGTTAAGTCGTCTCCTAACTCTTGTAAGAATGCATTGAGGCAAGTTGCCCCAAAATCTCTCTCGGTACTTAAATCGTTTAGATTACCTTGTCTTATTTCACTCATTGTTATGTATTTATTTTTGTGCTTACCACTATTTCTGTATCTTCAAATCTAGAGTTTGGTCCTATTCCACCCTCTCTAAAAATACCTCCGACCATTCTACCTTTGAAAATACCATCCTTTCCAAAGACATAACAGTTAGTCAGTGTGCAGCTACCGTGAACATAAGACGACTCTACTTTAGAATCTTTTATCTCACATCCTTGATAAAATTGTGAGCGCAAGCACTGTGCTCCTTCAACTTTACCACCGTAAATTGAACTATTTTCAATGTTACCGGATAGCTCGCAATTGATAAACTCAAAGCCGTCTAGCAAATATGCTGTTTTAAAAACACCATCCTTAATTTGTACAGTTCCGTAGTCAGAATCATAATTGATAATACCCGACTCCATAGATCCGTTCGACAATAATTCTAACACTTTGTGTTTAAATCTATTCCACTGTACATTAATAACTTGCTCATTGTCTGTTAAGTCTACTAATATATTTATCTGTCTCCAGTATTTATTTACTGCTTTATAGTCTTTTAGCATCTCCATAAGAGGTCTATTCTTTTCTAAGATCCTCTTAAGCTCTATTTTATTCTCAGGTGTAAATTTAGGATTATTACAAGATTTCCAAACTGACATAATAAACATTTCTGCTAAATGTAGAATATCGTCTGTTCTTTTCTCGTAATTTTCACCACCTAAATATCTAAACTCTAAATAATTCTTTTGTGCTTTCTCAAAGTTAATACCATAGTATTTAGTATTAGCATAAGTAAAGTTATCCGAACTAATTAAATCTTCATTATAGTAGAATGCTTCATGTTTTGGCATAATCCATTTAACAGACTTAGCATAAGTTGAATGCTCTCTATTTGGAAAATACTTATAGACTCTTGCTTCATCAAACTCTAAGATAAACTTTAAGATTGACATGTGCGTAATCATGTATTTGTCCTCTAAGTAATCTGTATTAAAAGACATATTGAGATGAATAGAAGCTCGGTCATTAGTATAACCATTCTTCTCTATCCATCTTAACATCTTTTGAATTACAATTCTAGCACTACGGTACGGCATCGCACCAGTAACTAACTCAATAAGACCTTTACCACCAGACATATCTGGTTCCATCTTAAAGACTTCCGCACTAGGTTGAAAGTCAGAATGAGCCTTTTCCTCTAATCGAATCTTCCTGTTTAATAATTCACTCAAAGACTTCTGTGTCTCTTCTAACTCTAGATTTGAGTAGAATTCAAACTCGACGCCTATTTGACTAGCGTTTAGGACAGATTGTCTCGATGAAGATCTGTTTAGTTTTTGCATATTAGGAGTATGATATTACTTTTCAATATATATCAAACTCTGTTGGGATAGTTATTGGGGTAATTTAAGAAACACCTTCATAGTAGCTTCATCAATCCTAGTGATTTGAACATTGATGTCATCTCCTATTTTATAGTCTCCTATTGAATTTTCCGGCAATTCACTAACATGTAGCAATCCAGTTACACCATCTTCGATATTTACAAAGATACCATAGTCTTTTTTAGTCTTAACTTTAGCCTCGACTACAGATGGTATTGTATATCTAGATTGAATATCTAACCATGGATTAAAAGAACTAACTTCTTTTTGAGTTAATGTAATTTTAGTGTTGCTAATAATATCCTTAACAAAGAATTTTATAGGGTCTCCTGGCTTTATCTCTCTAGATTTGAATTTAGCTTGAGTCTCCTCATCTAATTCATTATTGTGAATCATACCTGTTAGGCATTTATCAAATTCTACGAATACACCATATTTTGCAGTACCTGTAACATTACCTGTTTTCTCAACACCTAATGTTTGTTTTAATTCTTGTATTGCACCTGGAATTAAAGCTTGTAGATATTTTCTATGTGAAACTACAATTGTACCTCTATCTGGAGAGAAACTAACTGGTACTACATAAATCTCTTCGCCTACAATAGAACCAAAGTCTGATAATTTATTAATACCTGCAAGTGAACCTGGCATGAAACAATCTACACCTTGAACTCTTACAATATAACCACCATTCTCAATCATACTCTTAACTAAACCAATCCAAGCAGTGTTACCTTCTTCGATACCAGCTCTAAGATCCATGAATGTTTTGTGTTTAACTCCTCCAGTGATTGTTCCACCTAAAGTACCTTTTGTGTCAGTAATTAAGACAGCAGTTTCTTCACCTGGTAATAAAGCTCTGACTTCTTCAGACTCTTTATTAGCTTTTACATAGACTAATTCTCTATAGTCAATATCTACAGTAATAAAGTTTTGGTCTACTCCGTAAACAACACCTGTATGAATTTCACCCTCATTGATAACAGGTTTAATCTTAGCACTATGGCCTTCCATTAAATCATATAACTCTTGAGCATAAGCCTCTCTTGAGAATACTCTATCTCCGTTATTTGTTTTAATATGTGGGTTATGAGTCCTGTTTTGAGTTGGACATGTGGCTTCGTACTTCTCCCATAAGAACTCTCCGTTCTCATCATAGAATTCTGAGAAGTCATTGCCATTATCTTTGACTTCTTCTTTAGTTTCAGTAAATTCTTGGGTAGGGGTTTGAACTTTATCTAAAAGTTCGATCGATTCGGCTTTTACACCAGCAGTCTTAATTCTGCGTCTTTTTTTCTCTGACATGTATTTTTTATTTAAAAGGTAATAACATATTATATATCTGCTTTCGCACGAGTTTTATCCAGATACAAAAAAGTGGCATTTTTTGCAAAATAATTGCCTCTAGATTTTTTTATGTCAGATAATTTTCGTATATTGCTGAAGTAATTAAAAAACCAAACTTATGTCAGATTTACAAAAACTCAAATCAATTTACTCTTGCATTAACAAATCTCAATCTTATTTTCCACATCCAAATCGCATTGAGCTAAAAATCTACCTTGAAGAACTAATGCTTAAAAATCACAACCATAAACTTTTTAACACAGAAAAAACCATTTATTTTACAAAATAATTGCCTCTAGATTTTTTTATGTCAGATATTTTTCGTATATTAGTACTGTAATTAAAACAAACACAAAAACTATGGCTTATATTAAAAAACATTCAAATGAAACCCTTGGAACTTCGTTCTCAATCGACCAGAACATTAAGGGTAAAAACCACACATTCTACGTTAAAAACCTTGGCTTAGACTGGGACAAAACTAAGTATAAATACAGAAGCATCTCTAAATGTGTAGCTGGTTTCTTAACTATCAACTCAGGTGAAGGTTATCTTTGTAACTTATTTAGATACGACAGGAACAAACTCTTCAATGTTGAAATTCAACTTCCTGGTTCTGATTTTTATATTTCTGTTCTTAACATGAAAGGTAACAAATTCTTACACATCGACAAGACTGTTATTGAGAACTTGACTGTTGGAGATATTCACTCAACTTTCCCTAACATGGCGGATTACAGTCACTGGAAATCTATCGGTTCTAAGTCTTGGGCAGATCCGGCTTACGGAGAGTTAAAAGACTCTCTTGAAGACATAACTTTAGTAGAAGTGGTTGCCTAAGGCATCCACTCTCCTTCATTAAAATACAACCGGGACAAACCCTACCATCGGTACGGGACCTCCTGGTGTTGGAATACCACCAAGGTAGAGAAGCTTAAACTCTAATAAATGTATCGCGTATGCTCCTGCAACTGCGGTACTTACTGCAATCGCTGGAGGTTGTTTAGCAGGCAGTTTACTAAAAGACTTACCTGTATTCCAAGCTCTTCTTAAATTATTTGCAAGTCTATTTGCACTTCCATAATAAATTGGAATGTAAATACCGCCAAGAGGTGGGGTAATCAGAGCTGGAGGAGCAGATGGAGATGCCTTAAATGGTTGTACAAGACAAGCATACCAGTATGCAATCGTTACTCTAGCCATCATCATATATGGGTCTCCACTATAACCTTTATAGCTATCTCTCCATGGATGAGCGACTTCAGCCATTGGTTCTTCACATTTCTCTGCTGCTATTTTAGCACAAACTGTTTTATGATACTCAAACTTAAATAGAGTACCTTGTGGTTTCGGGTCAATCTCAAGAAACTTTGCTTCTGGATTATTAGCTTTAGATGCTGCTAGTAATTTTGCCTTAGGTACCTTTCTCCACTTCTTTTCAAATTCATCTTTCTCATAGTTCTGTCTTACCCATGATGTAGACTTTTCAAATCTAGAGTTAGTTGGTCCAGACGAAGAGAATCTACCTTCGTCATTATTAACAACATAACCCTCACTGTTACCCTGTCTTTTACCAGGATAATATGTGAATGTTGCCACTACATTAGCTGTTAAAATCTTTGGTCTTTGACTCAAGAACTCTGGTGGGTCGTTTTCGAAATCAAAAGCAACTTGAATCTTGTAACGATTAATAGGACAGAAGTCTGGTGTAATATCCACACCATCTGAATTCTGTAGAGTTGGAAATTCAATCGGGTTAACAGCATCTCTTTTAATTCTCTGCTCTAAAGTAGAGTTATTACCAAGTGAATTGAAATCAGTTTCTAATTTAGGATGTGCTGCCATGATAGCATCTTTCACATATTTAGATACATTATCTGCTAATAGCTTATAGTCATAACCTGCATCTTCAATATCATTTCTAGTTCTAGAGCTAATGTTTTTATATTGAGTAGTATCAAAAGCACTATTAGATGAGCCGTAGTTCTCTTTACCTAAGTGGCAAGCCCATGTAAAATAATTCCATTTCTCTGCTTTTGAAGTCATAAACTCAAAGCCCATTAGAATTCTAGTAGCAAAGATAACTTCTAGTTCTTCTTGAGACTCTTCACCACTTAAACAAGGAAAATGATAGAACTTAAATTTATGTAGGTCATATTCCTGTCTTCTCTCTTTAGTAAACTTCTCGAAAGCCTCATCATTCTTTTTCTTTAGCTCTTCTAAATCAGGTCCAGCAGTTTCTTCTTCAGTCGGACAGAAATCTGCATAAGCAGGATGAGACTCTTTACCCATTTCAGTTAGGTTACCATCTTCATCGAACTGATCTTGTAGTGGTATATCACCTTCCATTAATAGTCTTTCAAAAGCCCAACCATAACCATCTTTTAGTATTTGTTCTGCTGCTCCATTATTGACATGAAATTCTGCAACATGAGTTTGTGCATTATTCTTTACAGCTTCAATATATCTCTCTGCAACTCTAACACCAAAATCATATCTACCAGACTTAGGTGCAGTATTATTTGCATTTATCATAGTAGCAGGATTAGTCTTAAGTGCGGCGTTAGCAGGATTACCTACATCTGTAATTCCACCAGATAGAATAGATTTTTGACCAGACACCGTTTCACCTAATTGATTATTAGCACCTACAGCAGGCACTGGCATACCAATCATGGTACCCGCTCCACCTGGTTTCTTAAACTGCTGGCTTGTAATATCGTCTGCCAGATCAGGAATGAATTTAGGCCAAAGTGCAGGCATGGTTATTTGTTTCTTTGTTGGTAGTTAATATGTGTGCTAGATAATTTACCCACCACTACAGGAGTTGGTGGCATTGGAGGACCAGTCGGTCCAACACCAGTTGGATGAATATGAGCTTGATAATCATCTAATAGTGCTTGTAGCCAATCTTGTAGAGACTGACCTCTTACTGCTGGTTCAGTTTCATCTGCACCAGGTTCGCCTGTATTAGATACAAATATATCTCCACAGTCTAAGAATACTTTCTCACCAGTTGAAATCTTAATGAAACCCTCTTCGTCTATTTGAAGCATAGGTCTTTCTTTTTTACCTTCACCTCTTGTAATTACTAGTCCATCTTCTGGTGAATGATAAATTCTTAAATTACGTTCTGCGTCATATACTAAAGAGATAACATCATGTGGTTTATCAGATGCTTCTAGAATATCTGCCTTTAGGTCATCATTCTGATCTACTTGGAACCAGTATTCTGGATGATATATGTTACCATTGTCAAATCTAACTGCAACAATATCACCAATTCTAGGTACTGCATGAGCACCAACCTGATCTCTGTTCATAGGAGTTGCCCATGGAATCTGGTCGTCTGGTAATTTATCAAATTTGCCGAATACTTTTACTCGAACCCTACCTTGTAGAAGTGGGTCTTCATTAATAACCACTTCACCTAGCCAGTGAGTTTCTCGTAAGTTATCTCTGTAAAGTTCATTATTATTCATGTACGTTATCGTTTAATGGCCCGTCGGTATCAGGGGCAGTTTGACCATGTATATTTTCAGGTTTTAGAATACCAGGATCGTCAGATATTTCATCATGTACTTTATCTAGGTTACCACCATCTGGAGTAGAGTCTACACCTGTACCTCCAACGTTACCTAGACCAAAGCCATCTGGTGCAGAAGCACCTTTACCTACTAAGTCTCCAACTAGGTTTCCAATTGCATTTAAGCTACCTGTTTTAATCGCAGTATCGATATTGTTTATTGTACCTCCTAAGCCATGTACATTACCCAATAATAAACCACCTATTAAGTCATCTTCTACTCTGTCTAATAAATTATTAACTAGACCAGGTTGATCTGGATTAGCAAATGAATTAGCAATACTTTCTTTTTGAGCTTGAACAGCATCCTTAAACTTACTTAAAGCACCTTCAACTTTACCGATTGTTCTACCTCTAAGTGCTTTCAAGTATTTGTCTTTAGTACTTAGACCAGCACCGTCTTTTAGGTTACCCTCTTCAGCAGCTTCTTCAAGAGGTGTTTTATTCTTACTACTATCTGCAGTCTCTTTAAATAGATTAGCACCTAGCTTTTGGTCTATTTGTCTACATGTACCCCAATTAATTTTAATTGAAGGTCTCTTGAGTTCTGGGTTTTTAGATAAATCTGCAAAATAATCTGCAATAGAATTCATATCAAATTGACAGTGTGTAAATCTTAATCTAATAAAAGGAGTTACATCTGCAGAATTAAAATCTTTATTTGTTAACTGTGTATCAAAAACAGTTACTTTCTCAGCAGGTTCACTAGATTGATTTTCATTACCTGATAACTGTGACTCACCATCAAAAAGACCTAGGTTTCTAGCATTGGTATCTTTTTGAAATACTCTAACTTCGGATATGATAACATCCATTGAGAATTCTCTTAAGTTCTTTGGAACTACTTCTACATATCTCTCAAAGTCATAACAAGCTCTTTTATATAAGTCCATTAGACCGATTGCTGTTAACTCAACATTCTCTTCTAGACAACCTATTTCTATTGTAGCATCTTCAGCACCTCTATAAGGTTCTAACATATTATAGTTCAAACACTTTTCAATACCTTTTAGTTCTGTCCAAAACCATGGCATCTCTTGATTGACTCTTCTTAAAACTCTAACGAAGTTCTTTAGGTTGTCTGCATATTTAGCACCTACATCATCTCTAACAACATTTCTCAGATACCTCTCTGCCGTACCATCGAGTAGGGGAGAGTGACCCACATCACCGTGGTCATTGTAATGAAAAAGAAACATAAAACTTAAATACGTTGGATCTTCATCAATCCTACGTAGTCTCATGCCTTTTCGAAACTCATTCCTACTTTTAAAATCTAAGTCTGCCATAGATTATCTATCTCAATTTTTTACGTTAGGTTTCTAGAACGACTTGGCCATTCTCTTCTCATTAACGTTACTATAGTTTTTATACCCTCGTCTATGTCATATTCATAGTCGATATTCTCTACAACATAGAAGCCTGATAGAAATTTATCCATCATTTGAGTTACTTCATTCGGATCTACTTCTGGTTTACCAGCTTTCATTGGTCTTTCAGTTAGACCAGCTTCTTCTCTAAAGTGATCTGCCATTTGTTCAGCTTCAATCATCTCACCATTATAGTGATACATTAATACTGGTACTTTACAAAACTTATAGATTGCTGAGTTAAAACCAGAACATACAACTTTTAGTTTCATCTTATTAACCTCAGCTTCATTCTGTGCTCTATGTAATTTTGTAAAACAAGCATTAGCATGAGTATTACCTAGTCCATCGTCACCTGCATTCTGCCTTCCCATGTATTTGAATTTAACTTGGTCTTTGTATCTCTCGTCTTTTCTATTACCTCTTAGTGGCTCTTCTAATTCAGTTAATTCTTCAGTGGCTAGAGGTTCAATTGTAAACTCTTGAAATCTCTCACCTTTATCTGAGTTATTATCATATATTTGTACATTTCTACTCTGGCCATTTGTCAAACTAATTTTACTAGAGTTGTTTATTAGTGAATGACTCATAACGTGACAGCTTAAACCTCTTAGCTCGCTGTGATTAGTTAACATTAAAGGTACTTCTATATTATCTGAATCTGTTTTATCTTCAGCTTGTCTCTTTACAGCTTCAGATTTTGCAAAAGCAGTTAGAGCTTTAGTAACTTCATCTAATTTTGGATTAGGGGAATTAAGTATCTTATTGACATCTACATAATTAAGATAATAGTATTGGTCAATACAGTATTTAGCAAAACCATCATCGGATATGTAACTGTCGTCTACAATAGACTTAATAAAATCATTATAGGTCTCGTAGGCTTGTATTCTAGATTGAGCGTCATCGGTTGAATCTATATTAGTAGCCAAACCTATTTCTAAATCTCTAGCAACTTTTTCTAAATGAGCTAACGAAGTATCAGAGTCATATACTTGACAATCTTCTTTAAACATTCTTGGAATCTTACAAATACCTTCTAGACTAATCGTACCGTCTGTAGTATCATTAGAAACTTCAGTAATATCGAAGTCCATGTGAACTGACTTAAAAGTCTCTTGATGTTTTGAATTAAGTAATATAGTAAAGAAGTCTCCGTCTCTAGGCATTGAGTCTACTTCAAATGAAGCATCTTGAAACTCAACTACACATCTAGGTAATACGGCACTTAATTCAAGGTCGAAAGAAATCAACTTATTGATATTAATCTGTACACCGTTACATAGAATGAATGGTTCGAACGCACCAATCTCTTTGGTTTGTTTATCAACATTATCTCCTTGGTCTTCTCCTAGAGCCTGCATCTTAATCTCGGTTGGAAGTATCGCCGGCTCTACAACCGCTAATATATGATTGTCTATTGTCATTTCTTAATCTTAATTACTTACAAGGTGCACCGTCGTTAGATACTCCACTAGCGTCATTAGTACTTTGAGGTGCATCGCCAGAACCTTTATTAGTTGCAGTTTCTGTAGCAGTTAGACCAGAGCCAGCTCCTGAATCAGAACTAGTCTTGCCTGCACCTACACCAGATGCTAATAGTTTATCTAATTGAGTTTCAGTTAATTCACCTCTACCTCCACCAGTACCTACTGGAGAATCTGGTACAACTTCAGCTATTGGTTCTGCAGTTACATCTACAAAATCATCTAACACTTCTTGTACGACTGGATCGTTAACTTCAGCATTCTGGGCCTGTGCACCAAAAGTAACCAGACCTTTGTCAAATTTAAAGTTCTTTTTTCCTAGAGGTATTACGTTAGGTGGTAGTAATACATCTTTGTTATATTTCTTCTTAAGAGCATCTAATCTTCTATCATCTTTCTTAGGTAATCTCTTGTCCTGTAAGAATTGATTCTTGATAGGATTATCCTCTTGCATACCTTCTGGTCTCTCTAACTTATGAAACGCAATACCAGAATTAGGTATGTCGAGTACATCGCCTTCTTGTAGACTAAAAGGATCTGATATACCATTAAACTTTAAGATAATATCAGTTTTAGTATGGTCGTTGTAGTATTCTAATGCAATTAGATCTGGTCTAAGTACATCGTCTTCTCTAACTATATGCTGAATCACACCAGTCTGCTCCTCCTTATTGGTGAATACCATAGTAGGCTGAGTTAAATGCTGCTTAATAGCATCTGCGGTCTTATTTAATAGTGTTCTAAAATTCATATTATCCTGCCGAGTAGTCAGAGTTACGTAGTGCTCTATCACCAGTTAACCTTGCGCGATCTTTATTTCCATATTGTGATATATCTAATACATCATCTAGAGATTTACCTTCAACTTCTGGTTGTAAGTAGAATCTACCTCTACCAGCGTTAAACATAGACTCAATCTCTGATTTATCTCTAGGTCTACCTGGCTCTAATTCCACTGTCATTTTTAATTTACTAGGAAAGCCCTCGTAGCCGATTGGACCTTCAAACTTAAATG